GGCGCCACCTCACAGGACGCCATCTCCATCGTTGGCAAGTGGGGATACCGCGACGACGAGGATCAAGTGGGGGACCTGGCGTCGTCGTTGGCTGCCACCACCACCGCCACCGCGACGATAACGTGGAACACCCCCCGGATCGGGGTTGGCGACGTACTCCGCATCAACAGCGAGCGGATGATCGTGACCGCCAAGACATGGGTGGACTCCACGCAGAATCTCGCCACCCCTCTCACGGCATCCAAGTCCAACGTGACGGTGGCGGTGTCGGACGGTACTGCGTTCGCGGCGGATGACGTGCTCCTGCTGGACTCCGAACGGATGCTGGTCACCGACGTGGCGGGGAACAACCTGACTGTCAGGCGGGCGTATGACGGGAGCGTCCTCGCCGCACACTCAGGGTCGGATGTCTATACCCGGCGGGGGATCGAGCTGGCCCGTGCGCAGCTCGGAACCACGATCGCCGCACATAGCAGCTCAGACGACGTGCTCCGGTGGGTTCCGCCGTCGCTGATCAACAGCCTGAACATCGCGGAGGCGATCGACCAGATCCACCAGGAGCAGGCGGGGTATGCCCGCACCTCGGGGTCCGGCGACACCCAACGGGAGTTGGCCGCTATCGGCCTGAAGCGGCTCCGGGACGACGCGACCACCCTCTACGGGCGTAAGCTCAGGACGCTGGCGGTGTAACGTGGCCGACAACACCCGCATCTCAGGTCCTATCTTCGATGGTCGGGCTGACGCGGCTGTCCGGGCGTTTATCGATGCGGCGGAGGATGAGATCGGGCAGGAGGGTGTCGACATGGTACATACGCGCCTTGCCGGGGTCCTGAGGCATCCGACCGGATACTATGAGTCGAAGATCCACACCGAGCGCCAACACGGTGACACCGTGGTTACTGATGGTGGAGTGATCTACGGCCCGTGGCTGGAGGGCACAGGCAGCCGCAACAGGACAACCCGCTTCAAGGGGTATGCGACGTTCAGGCGGGTACGGGCGCAGCTCCAGGCGCGAGCCAAGCCGATCGCAGAGCGTGTACTGCCACCCTACCTGAGGAGGATGGGGTGACCCTCAACTGCGGTTCTCTTATCGATGCTGCGGCGAGCCATGCGCTGACGCTCGGCTACTTCGAGCGCGTCAACCAGCACGAGCCGAAGGTCGCGCCGGGCAAGAGCCTAACCGCCGCTGTGTGGGTGGACCGCATCCGTCCCGCGCGCCGGGAGTCGGGACTGGACACCACGAGCGCGCTCGTGGTCCTCAACGTCCGGCTCTACACCAGCATGACCAGGGAACCTCAGGATGCGATCGATCCTGAGATGACAGCCGCAGTCGACGCGCTGATGACCGCCTACACTGGCGACTTCACCCTGGGCGGCCTGATCAGGAACATCGACATATTCGGTAAGCAGGGGGTCGCGCTGGAGGCCCAGGCGGGGTACCTAACCCAAGACAGCATCGTCTATCGGGTGATCACAGTCGCGGTCCCGATGGTCGTGAACGACGCATGGTCCCAGGCCGAATAGGAGGGGCAGGTGGCGAAACCGCGTGGCTAAGCAGACGGGCCTCGGAGACAACCTATACGTAGCCGGCTACGACCTGAGCGGCGACATCAACAGCCTGGGTCGAGTCGGCGGAGGCCCAGCCGCCCTGGATCTGACCGACATAACCCAGAGCGCGGTTGATCGGGAGGGCGGGGTGAGAGACGGCGCGGTCGAGGCAGTTGCCTACTTCAACAAGGCGACGGACCGTGCCCACCCCCGGTTGAAGTTGCTACCGACCACCGACGTGATCATCACCTACTGCCGTGGGACGACGTTGGGGAACCCGGCCGCCAGCCTGGTGTCGAAGCAGATCAACTACGACGGGACCAGGGAGGATGACGGGAGCTTCAGGTTCGCTGTGCAGGCGCTGGCGAACGGGTACGGGCTACAGTGGGGGGAGCTGCTCACCGCAGGGAAGCGTACGGACGGCAGCGCCACCAACGGGACCGGAGTCGACTTTGCGGCGTCGACGGCGTTCGGTCTGGTCGCCTACCTCCACGTGTTCGCGTTTACGGGCACGAGCGTGACTGTCAAGCTGCAGGAATCCAGCGACAACGCGGTGGGCGATCCGTACGCCGACGTGACTGGAGGCGCGTTCGCTGCAGCGACGGGGGTGACGTCCGAGAGGGTCGCCACCTCCTCCAGCCAGACGATCGAGCGGTGGCTGCGCGTAGTCACCACAGGCACATTCAGCAACGCGGTGTTCGCGGTGATGGTGGCTAAGCACACTGTCGCCACGGTGTTCTAGGAGGGCAACTACCATGGCCCGGGTATTCAGGCCCAGTCCCGCGCTCCCCGTGGGGGCGGTGACCACATTCCGGATCCGAGCCCCTCAGGCGACTCACTGGCGTGACGCTACATGCGCCGAGATCGACTGTGCCCGCTGGAGGGGCGGGTTCTTGGTGCGGGTGGACGAGGGCGACGACCTCGGGCAGGTCCAGGCACACTACATCCGCCACGACCGTAGCAGGCGCCACCACGAGCAGCGGCTCCCCCACGGGCTGACTGAGTTCCGGTTCGAGCCCGGTACGTCGTGTTTCGAGGCGCATCGGGTCAGGGTCGACCGACAGGAGATATACACCGTATACCCCGGCGACTGGCGGGGCAAGACCGGTGACGTCCGACGACACACCCGACCCGCCGACTGGGTGGACCAGTTTGCCGAGCATCAGGACAGGATCAAGACCCGAATCGAACGGGGGTAGGGCATGGCTAAGGAAACCGGCCTAGGTTGGTCCACACTGACGGTGGACAGCAGCGCCGGGAACGACAACAACGACATCAAGAACGACGTCACCAACTTCGAGTTCGCCACCCCGCGCGAGGTGCAGGACGTGACCGGGGTGGACAAGTCGGCCATGGAGCGTCTGCTCCTGCTTGCCGACTTCACGATCACGCTCAACGGCGTGTTCAACGACGCGGCCAGCAAGAGCCACGTCACCTTCAAGACAGTGCCCTCGACGTCGGTGTTGAGGACGGTCGCGCTGGGGGTTTCCGGGCAGACCCTCAGCAACGAGTGTCTGTTCACTGACTACAGCCTCACCCGCGAGGACGACGGGAGTTTGGTTTGGACGGCGCCCGGTGTCCTCGCTGACGGCACCGTCCCCACCTGGAGCTGACCCAACATGCGTTCCTTCATCCCCATGGCTGTCGAGGTTGGCGACCCGATCACGCTCACTACCCTCACCGGAGCGACTGTCGAGGGGGAGGTGGCGGAGGTCGTACGGGATTCGGACGGGAACGTGCTTGCGCTGGCGGTCCGGGATGATCCCAGCCGACCTGATCCCGTCTGGTTCCGAGGCGACATCATCGGGTTCTGGCGTCTGGGCGCCGGGGTCCGTCAGGTCGGAACCAACAACGTCGTGCCGGTCGACCCCCGCATGATGCAGCGGCTTAGGGAAGGTCGCTGAAGTGGGGTCGTTTAGCCGGCCCAAACGAACCTACAAGCTGGTCTTCCAGCAGCCCGACCTCCAGGGCCTGGAAGTCAGGGTCCGGTCCCTGCCGTTGGGTCGGTACCTGGAGATGGCCTCGATCGCGAACGCCACACGGGGTGAGCAGATCGAGCATCTTCCGGCGGCGTTCGAGGCGCTAGGCGAATGCCTAGTCGACTGGAACCTGACTGAGGAGACGGATAAGCCGGGAATCGAGCGTCCGGTGCCGTGCTCGCTGGAGGGCCTGTACAGCCAGGAACCCGACATCGGACTGGCGATCTTCGTTGCCTGGTTCGAGGCTATGTCCTCAGTGTCAGGCCCTTTAGTTCCGCCATCCTCCAGTGGCGGGCCGTCGCCGGTGGCCTCACTCAAGATGGAACCACTATCACCAAACCAATGGAGCTGAGCGAGGCTGAGCTGGTCCTCGCCCTGTGCGAGCGGTTCGGCTGCCTCCCGTCGGTCTTGTACGAGGAGGACGCCGACCTGATGAGGCTGCTGCATATCGAGGCGCTGGGACGACCGGACGACAAGGGAGACTAGGTGCTGAGATCGGGGTTCAAGAGGCCATGGGAGCCGGTAGTCTGGCTGGTTACTGCCCTATGGGCCTGGGGCCTCTCGTGGTGGATCCTAAGCGAAACCCCGTCGTCGGTTGAGTGGGCGGCTGAGCTGAGATTCGCCACCCTCCTCCTGTGCCTGGGTATCGCAATCACAATCACGGTGTGGTATCCGACTGCGCTGATGAATACGCTGACGGGGGGGCGCCGTGAACGAAGTTGAGATCGTCGTCACAGGCGACGACAAGCTCGCCGGGGGGTTTTTTAACCGGATCCGGGCGACGGCCAGGAAGTTCGGCCGCGACGTCGGCAAGGACGTCAACGACGCGGTAGGTAAGTCAGGCACCGAGGCGCGCGGCAACTTCCTCAAGAACCTATTCACCCCCGACCCTGAGCTGGTGTCCCGGTTCACAAAGCCATTTGCGTCGGCGATCGCTACTCCGGTAGGTGCGGCGATCGCAGCCGCACTGGGCGTCGTCCTAGCCGGCACCCTAGGTCCCGTTATCACTGCCGCTGTGGGGGCGGCGTTGCTCGGGGTGGGCGCACTGGCGCTGTTCGGCGGCAAAGCCGACCGGGATAAGGCCCGTGCCGATCTGGAGGCAGCGAAAGCCGACGTCAAGGACGCTCAGGCCGAGGCCAAGAAGGGCGGAGAGGCCGCCAAACAGCGGCTGGCCGAAGCGACCAAGGCGCTCGCTGAGGCGCAGAAGACCGTAGGCAAGAACAAGGCGTTCGACCAGCTTGACTCGTCGCTAACCAAGGTCGGCGAGACGCTCAAGACCGTAACCCAGCGTGCGGCGATGCCGCTGCTCAAGCCGTTCGCCGCTGCGTTAGGCGCCATCGATAAGGCCATCAGGTCGATGGAGCCGGCCCTAAACGCGATCTTCAAGCAGCTAGCCCCCACGGTCAAGCCGCTAGTCGACGGGCTGCTTGGCCTAGTCAAGAACGCGCTCCCTGGGTTAACCGCCGCGATGCCGGGTATCCAAACTGCGTTTGCTGCCTTGGCTGAGACGCTGCCTGGGGTTGGTACCGCCCTGGCGATGTTCCTCACCTCCATCTCGGAGAACCAAGAGGGCATTGATATGGTAATCAAGGGCATCATGTACTTCGCGACCGGGGTACTGCCCCTGCTCGGGAAGTTCCTGTCTTTCGCTACGGGGCGGCTGGTGGCGCTGGTCCACGGCGTACAGTCGGGTATCGCTGCGTTCGGCCGGTTCAAGACCGCCGTCCGTGAGCGTGTCGCGGCGGTCGTTGCCTATGTGAGGGACGTACCCGACAAGATCCGGCGTTTCTTCGGCAACGCGGGGGTGTGGCTCCAGCGAGCTGGTCATGCCATCATGGAGGGCCTGATTGCCGGCATCCGGGCGAAGGTGGGCGAGTTGCAGGCCGCCCTAGCGGGCATAACCGCCATGATCCCGCGCATCAAGGGACCGCTCGACAAGGACAAGCGGATCTTGGAGCCGGCTGGTCGGGGGATCATGGACGGCCTGTTGGCTGGTATTGACTCCAGGTTGGGCGCGCTGAAGGGCCGACTGGGGGGGATCACCGCCGACCTGCCGAATATGGCCACCCCCGGGGGAGGTGGCGGAATTGCAGGCTCCGTTCGTGGTGGAGGTGGAGGCCCCATCGTCATCCAGCTAGTCATAGGCGACCGGGAACTCGGTCGGGTGCTGGTCGATCCGCTGAGGAAGACGATCAAGTCGCTGGGCGGCAACGTCCAGGTCGCACTGGGGACCAGCCGATGATGGCGTTCCCGCAGGATGTGCTGGGCCTGACGGTCGAGCTGGACCTAGACGGCACATGGACCGATATAACCGATATGGTCCAGCGGCGGACTGATCTGACGATCTTCCGTGGTCGGACCTCGGAGGGCAGCAACGTCGATCGATCCACCCTAGACGCCAGCATCAACAACCAAGACGGCAACTTCAGCCCCCGGAATCCGGTGGGGGATTACTATGGGTTGATCGGCCGGAATACGGGGTTGAGGGCGAGACTCAACCCCGCGCCCCGAGGCTACCTGCTGTTCAACACCGCCACCAGCGAGGTCAGCACCCCGGACTCGGCGAACCTGAGTATCACTGGCGACATCGACGTCAGGGTCGAGGTTACGATCCCGTATCTGCCGCCTGACGGTACCGCGCTCGACTTCGCGTCGAAGTGGGAGGTCAGCGGCAGCCAAGGCAGTTGGTATTTCTATTTGAACAGCGACGGGACGATCGTGTTCGTCTGGACGACCAACGGAACCGGCGGCGCCCGTGTATTCACGACCTCGACCGTGGCGGCGTTTACAGGGCCTGGCCGGCTGGCCGTACGGGCGACTCTCGACGTCAACAACGGCGCAGGCGGCAAGACCACGACGTTCTACACCAGCGACTCGATCAGCGGCTCGTGGACCCAGCTCGGAGCGCCGGTCACCACCGCAACAACGACCTCCATCTTCGACTCGACGGCCAAGGTGCGGTTGGGGATGTCGCAGCTCAATACGGGCGGCGTGTTCGGGTTCCGGATCCATGCGTTCGAGCTGTATCAGAACATCGCCGGTACGATCCGCGCCGATGTGGACCTTGACGACGAGGTTCCTACCGGTTCGGAGGGGGGGACCTTCACTGACGGCCAGTCGCTCGTATGGACTATGACAGGGGATGTGTCGATCGTTACCCCCGAGATCCGTTTCGTAGGGGAGGTGGCGGAGTGGCCGCAGGAATGGGACCTAACCGGCACCGACGTATACACCCCAATCCAAGCCAGCGGGATCCTACGTCGGTTGACCCAGGGCGAATCTCCGCTGCGGTCGACCATGTACCGTGCGATCACGTCGCTAGGTGATACAGTCCGGGCATACTGGCCAGCCGAGGACGACCCCGGGGCGACGTCGATCGCGTCGGGGATTGGCGGTCCTGCCATGTCGATGAAGTTCACCGCGTCAGACCAGACATTCGATGAGTTCGACTGTAGTGCGCCGCTTAGGGTGCTGACGGGCGGGCAGTGGGCAGGGACCGTCCCCTCGTATACGGGGACCGGCGACGTGCAGGTATGGTTCCTCATGCGGGTGCCGACTGACGGCGGTTCAGCGTCGGCGGGTCAGGGGATATGCGCCATCTATACCACCGGGACTATCACCCAGTGGAATCTGACCTACGAGGGCGCGGGTGGCGACCTCAAGCTCGTCGGGCTGGATTCGACCGGAGCCACCGTATATGACAGCGGCACCTTCGACTTCAACATCGACAACCAGCTCGTGCGGGTGTCGATCGACCTCAACCAGAACGGCGCCGACATCGACATCGCGGTTACCACGCTGGAGGTGGATGGCATCACCAGCGGCGGGTTCACTGACACCGCAGCAGGCCGGACCATCAGCCGATGCACCCAGGTCGTAATGAACCGGGGTGGTGACTTGGGTGACATCGTCGTCGGTCACATCGTGGTCAAGGACACGATCTCGGATTTCGAGGCGCTGCAGGCCGAACTGGACGCATACAAGGGCGAAACCGCCGGTCGGCGGATCGAGCGGCTGTGCGATGAGGAGGCCATCGCTTTCCGGGCGGTAGGCGACCTGGACGCCACGTCCCCCATGGGAGTCCAGACCCCCGATACGCTGGTGAACCTGCTCTTGGAGGCTCAGGATGCTGATATGGGGGTCCTGTTCGAGCCTCGGGACCTGTTCGGGTTCGGATACCGGACTCGGGATTCCCTGATGAGGCAGCCTGCGACCCTGACCTTGGATTACGCGAGCCAGCATCTGTCCAGCCTCAAGCCGACCGACGACGATGCCAACATCCGGAATGATGTGACTGTGATCCGGTCGGGTGGGTCGTCGGCGAGGAAGGTGCAGGAGGACGGGCCTCTTTCGATCTCGCCACCTCCCTCCGGGGTGGGACGCTATGATACCGCGCCGACGTTGAATCTGGAGTCGGAGTCGCAGCTCGATGATGCGGCGGGGTGGCTGCTCCACTTGGGGACCGTCGACCAGGCCCGGTTCCCTGTGGTCGAGGTGGACCTGGCTAGGAGCGTGTTCAGTTCGGATGCTGCGGCTTTGGTTCGGGCGCGGCAGGCGGAGGACCTCGACATCGGCGACCGGCTCGCCGTCGAGAACCCCCCCGGGTGGTTGCCCCCGGACGATATCAGCCTGATGATCGATGGATACACTGAGGTGTTGTCCAACAAAACCCACCGGCTGGCGATCAACTGCAGTCCCGAGACGCCGTGGGGACAGGCCGGAGCCTACGACGCAAGCGACACCAGATACACCAGCGACGGGACGACCCTCAACGAGGCGCTGGACACCACCGAGACGGGGATCGACATCACCACGCCAGCAGGTCCGGTGTGGGGGGACGACGACGCCCCGTACGACATCATCGTCGGGGGGGAGATCATGACGGTGTCGGCCGTGTCCGGTACCACCGCCAACCAGACCCTGACCGTGACGCGCAGCGTCAACGGGGTGGTCAAGTCGCACGCCAGCGGCGCCGTGGTCGAGCTGGCCCATTACTCAGTATACGTCCCCTAGGGGGGTTGACTGTGGTCTCATCGGGGGATAAGGTCCGAGCGTCTGATGTTCCGTACCAGATGGGGTGTCGGCTGCGGCGCTCGGCTACCCAGAGCATCAACAGCGCATCATCGACCGCAATCTCGTGGGACACTGAGGACGAGGACCTTGGTGGATTCATCACCGTCACGAGCACGACGGTCACCATACCAACAGGCCAGAGCGGATTGTATGCCATCACATGCCGGGCGGTTTATACGGCGTCGATGTCGGGGCGGTGCTTTATCGAGATCGCCCCTACGAGCACCATCCCCAGCATGCCGGCCCAGTTCCGCAACCCCAGCCGCGACACGGAGGACGAATACGCGATCGGTATTACTATCCCCCTGCTGGCTGGCGATACGTTCCTCAGTCGGGTATTCCAGTCGGCTGGTGCGGCTCGTAACGTCACTGCCTGGCTGAGCTGCTACCGAGTGGGTCCGTTCTCATAGCCTAACCCCGGTCCGTGAGGAGCACGATGGCAAGGTGGGCACTGATTCGGGACGTAGGGACGTGGGTAGCGGGTCTGCTCGTGCTGGCTCACGAGGTGGTAGCCCGCGAGGACGAGCGTCCCTACGTCCTGATTCTGGTGGCGGGGCTGCTGGGGCTGCCCGTCTTCCTACGCCAGGACGGCCGATCCAACCCCCCATCCCCACCGGTCCCCACTCAGGCCCAAGACCACGGGACCTCATAGTGCGGACCCTGAAGGAGCTGTTCCCCGTGGGTAAATGGACCCTGGCTTGGCTAGTCGCCATAGGGACGTTGGCGCTGGTCGCCGCGCTCACGGGGGGGAGGTGAACCACAATCAGGCGACTTGCCGACTGGACTTGGCGCGCTCGACTTACCACCCGACTTAACCAGTTGATCGATCGGGTGTTGGGGTGGCGGTGGGCGCCGTTTGCTTCCTATCTGCTGCTGGTGCTCGCCGTCGCCTATACGTTCTACGTGCAGGACCAGAACGATAGGGAGAGCGACCAGGCCCAATTCGACGCGTGTGTACAGGCCGACCGCGAACGCCAGTCGCTGTACGATCTGATGACCCTACGTCCCGTACCGGAGAACACCCCCACTGAGATCAAAATGAAGGTGTTCCGGGCGCAGCTCGTGTTCAGCCAGCCAACCGACTGTGACCGCCTATTAGACAGGTGACTATGTTCCACCAGCTTAAGATCGCGTCCCGTAACGGAGGGGCAGCGCAGGTCATACTAGACGGCATCGACATCCGCGACGCTGTAACCGGTCTCAGCCTGAAGCTGGAGGCAGGCCAACCGGCGGAGGTCACCCTACACACCATCCCCGACCATACCTACTTCCACGGCGCAGCCAAGGTCATGCTCCCCCGCCAAACCCACGAGGCGCTAGTCAGGCTCGGCTGGACACCCCCACCCCCGGAGGGGGGTGGCGAATGACACAGCACCAGCCCGACCCGGGCCAAACCGCCGACCTAACCGACGACGAGCTGGGAGAGGAGGACCGACGCCGGAGCGAGATCAGCATCGGCGAGCTATACCGCCGCGACCTGGCGGATCCCGCCACTCCCCCTCCTGATGCCGAGGTCGAGCTTCACCCGCCGGGTGTCGAGGGCGACTGATGGTCGGCAACGCCCGGGTGGTAGAGGATATGAGGGAGGTTGCCCGTGTCTTCCGGGATATGGGAGGCTCAACCTCCGAGTCAGTAGGCTGGACAACCCGAGGACGCAGCTCCGACATGAACGTCCGGGCGGTGTTGGCTCACCACACCGCCGCGCCCGTCGACATCACCAACATGCTAATCGACGGGCGGTTTGACCTGCCAGGCCCCCTGTGCAACTGGGAACTCCGGAAGTCGGGGTTGGTGGTGCTGATAGCCTCAGGGCGGGCCAACCACGCCGGAGTGGGGGTCCTGCCCAACAACGAGTCCCTCGGGATCGAAGCTACCGGCCCGATCCCGCTGGACAACACCGGACCCGACGCATTCCCCCAGTACACATGGTATGTTCGGCTGGTAGCGGCTCACTGCATCCACTATGGATGGCCACCCGACCTCGCGCATGCCCCGGGCCATAAGGAGACAGCCCGACCCGAGGGACGCAAAGTCAACCCGGCATTCAACATGAGCACATTCCGTGTCCACGTCGCCAACGCGATCACCGCCTACAGAGAGGGGAGCCTAGTGGCAGTAGACGAGGCGTTTATCGAGGATCAAGCCCGCCGGATCGTGAGGTGGGTCGACCACGGCGACCCTGACGTCACCGGCTCGGCAAACAACCTGGCCCAGGTGCGGGCTGACATCGGCAGCAGCCGGACGGCTCTCAACGCCAAGCTCGATACGGTGTTGATGGGGCTGCAGCAGCTCGACGTGGACCTGGACGAGCTGCTAGCCCGACCCCCGGCGGAGTTCACCCCCCAACAGATCGAGTTCGTCGTGTCGCAGATCGGTCCGGCGGTAGTCGCCGCAGTACAGGCCAGCGACCTGATCGACAACGAGGACGCGCAGGAGATCGCGACTGCGGTCCGGACTCAGTTCGTCCAGGGGCTGACGTCGCTGGCTCTGCCACCCGACTAGCTCACCCTCTCGCCACCTCCCCTGCAGGGGCGATTCAGAAAGGAAAGCGCATACCATGGCTCGATACTGGAAGGCGATCTTCGCTCTGGCGAGCGGGGTTGCGACTGCGATCGTGATGGCCTCGACGGTGGATGGTGCGCCTGAGTGGCTGATCGCGCTGGCTGCGTTGCTTCAGCCGATCGTGGTCCTGTTGGCGCCGAAGAACGCCGACGCTCCGTCTGCGCACTCGCGGTAGCCGACCCCGCTAGGACGCCGTCGCCCCCCGGTTGGTTCCCGGGGGGCGACGGCCCATGCGGTGGTCGATCAGCGGCGGATCTCGACGGGCTGGTCGATCGGGAACCGGTCCTGGCCGCCGGTGGAGTAGGCAACCAGCATGTACTCGGTGTCGGTCGCGGAGTCGGTGTAGGCGAACGCAACTCGAACCTGCGCCAGACGACCGGAGGGGCGGCGGACCTTGTCGTTGTTGCGGATCTCGTTGGCCTGCATCTTGCGCCTCCTGGCGGTTCGTCCCTCTCTCTAAATACATTATACCACACCCGACGGCGGCTGTCAAGTACCAACCGCACACCGGGTGTGGTTTGTGGCGGGGGCTACGGCGCCACCCGGGGTTACCAGGCCGCTCCATACCGCGCTTGCCAAAGGCGCGGAGCCGCTGACTTGCCTACTTACCCCGCCGCTACTCGGACGCGAAGCCGAAGAACATCCACTCCCGCTCGCCAGTGGGGACTGCCAGCGCAGGACCCCACTTGTCGTCGGCGACCTTGGCCCAGGCCCGGAAGTCCGCAAGCTGCGCTGCGGGGACCTTGGATTCGTCGTGGTCGTACAGCGCGTACGCCAGCTCGACCCCAGGGAGGGTGGCGATAGGCTGGACCATCACGAAGCCGTCCTTCTCGGCGATGGTCCCCGTGTACCCTCCGTGGCCGTGCTCGTACTGAGCCTCGGTGACCAGCGCCCGGAAGGCGGCTTCGGGGGTTTCGCCCTGTCCAGTGACTTCGAAGTTCGCTGCGCCCATCAGGTGCCTCCTCGTGGGGTCTCTCTCGTAACCCCCATTATACCATGCACTGCGTGTTGCTGTCAACCCCCGAAGGGGGCAGGCTGGTGGGGACGCAACTCCCCACCAGAGGAGCCAGGAGCGCGGGAGGACGCCCGCGTTCGTCCGGATTGCCAACTCGCCCAGTGCGCCCTGAGCCTCACGGTCCAGTCCCGAGGTTGGCTCCTAACCGGTCCTGCATGCCTCCGTCTCCTGCCGGGTGGAGAGGGGACCTTCCGGTGGGACCGTGTTCCGGCGGCTAGCGCCTGGGGGGATTCCCCCTTCCGGTCCCTCTCCCTTACAAACCCATTGTATCACATCCCCCCCTCCGTGTCAAGTCCCCCCGTGTAACGAGCTGGTAACGGCCGAAGGGTGGGGGACGCCCCGTGCGGGCGACGTCCCCTCGGTCGGTCGGTCAGCCGGCTGAGCAGCCCCGGCGGTGTCCGCCGGTTGCGCACCCGCATGGCTGGGTCGCGTCGTTGCCTGCGAGGCTGACGCGGCCTCCGGAGTCGATCTTGTCGACGGCCTTCTGCACCCTCCCGGTGCATTCGTCGCAGCCGCCGCCAGAGCAGCTTGCGCAGCTTGGCTCGTTCTTGCCCCCCTGCGCCATGGCGACCAGGAGACCGAGCAGGATGGCGAGCAAAAGGCGCCTCCTCGTGGTGGGTGTTCGTACCTCCGTATTTTACCACGCAACCCACCCTCGTGTCAACCCCCAACCGCCCTCACGGCGCGTTCGGTCGGGGACTTGACAGACGCTGCGCGTTGTGATACAATGGGTTCAGACAGCGAGCAGACCAAGCGAGGAGGCACCTCAATGGCTCGTCAGTTCCAGACCCAGACCGTCCCCGTCGAGACGCTCCGCCCCGGTGACTTCCGGCTGCGGGAGAACGGCAAGTACCGCCGCGTGCTGGTCGCCGAGCAGGACAGCGACCCCCGCACCATCCACGTCCGGTACCAGCCCAACGGCGCCGACCGCATCGCCCGTGGCACCGACGTCACCATCAAGCACCGCGACCCCAAGTGCCACTGCGGCTGCGGCTACCCCACCAAGGGCGGCCTCTGGTTCCCTGGGCACGATGGTCGGGTGGCTGGGCTCGGCGCCCGTGCGATCACCGGCGACATCGACGCACTGCGCAGCTTGGCCGCGATCGACCCCGTGACGCTCCCCACAGGCGGCCCGGGACGGATCGAGCACAACCCGGACACGACCTGCGACGCGAGCTGCCAGTTCGCCCACCGTACGCTGTGCGTCTGCAACTGCGGCGGGACCGGACACTACATGGGGTGGGTGCGGATCGGCCAGATGGCGCTCGCCCAGGTCCCCGAGGTCATGACGCCCGCCACGCAGCGCGCCTGGGCGACGTTCGTCTACGAGGAGGGTCGTAACCGCCCGGCGGCTGCGGTCCGTACCGGCCCGGTGGCCGAGTCCGTCCGGACCTACGACACCGAGCCGCGTCCGAACCTGGTCGCCCACGAGACGGTCCCGGCGCTGGGCATGGCCAGCGCGCAGATCGTGGAGTCGCCCAACTACGACGAGGAGGACCTGGATGCCTTCCTCCGCCGGGTGATCCCGGTCCCCGCTGAGGCTGAGGTTCAGCACGGTGGCGAGTGCATCCTCGGTGGGCAGATGGCGCTGGACCAGCAGGGCAACCGGCAGCGGACCGTGGTCTGCGCCGAGTGCGGTCGGACGGTCGCGACCTACCCGACCGGCCGGATGTACAAGCACCAGCGTCCGGCGTGACTCCCCCTCCGACAGCCCCCGGCTCACCCCCGGGGGCTTCGGCTTGCCCATTGACAGCCCGCCTGTTGGTGTGGTAAAATAGACCCAGGACCCGCCCCAACCAACCGGAGGCGCACGGTGGACACCAAGATCACACTGTACGAAGAGGACACCACGGACGAGCGGGGCGAGCCCCTCGGCACGTCCTGGCCGGACGAGCCGGACGCACTGGCCACCGAGCCCAGGTGGCTCAAGTGGCGCAGGGACCCCACCTGGCGCGATCAGGACAGCCAGGTCATCCTGGTCAAGGACCCCAGGTGGGACATGGTCTAGGCCGTTATCAGGCTGTAACATGACGGGACTTGACGGTAACCTCCCGGTGTGATACAATGTGTTTATAGGGAAGAGGGACGGGGGAAATCCCCCCAGGCTCCAGAAGCCGGAACACGGTCCCCCCGCTCCTCCTCCCTCCGGCAGTCAGGAACCACCGCCAGGAGGCGCCCGAGATGACCGACCGCGAGTACATGGCCCACTTCCGCACCGTCGTTGCTCCGTTCGCCACCTTCGCCGACGTTGAGCTGGACCGCCAGGCCGCCATCGAGGACATGGAATACGAGCGGCGCACCTTGGCACCTTGGCTCTGATCGCCACCTCCCCTAGCCCCCGGCGGGATGCCGGGGGCTTCGCTTTGGGACTTGACACCGACCCGCCCCGTATGGTTTAATGGGGACGAACACCGACACGAGGAGGCACCTCACATGGCTACCTGGCCTACCGCAACCCCCCTGCCCGATGGCGCCCGGCTGCTGGACACCGAACAGGCCGTCGAGGCTATCGTGCTCAGCGACCACCCCGAGGCCCACAAGGGCGACATCGAGATAGACAACGCGCTCGTGACCCTCATCCGTGACGGACGTGCCGTGGTCGCCCGGCTGGCCGACGGCACCCTGATCTTCAACGCCAGCCAGGAGCACCTCGACTCCGTGTTCCCCAACGGCCTGTAACCGACCGTTATCAGGCTGTAACACCCGACCCCGGTTGGGGACTTGACAACCGGGGTCGGGGCATGATACAATGTATTTATCAAGGGGAACAAGACAGGAGACAGGAAATGACCGAGATCCGCGAAGGCCAGAAGATCCGCCGCCCCTCCGGCAAGCTCGCCACCGTCCGTGTCGCGTTCACCTACATCGACTCCGTGACCGGCATCGAGTACCTCCTCGTCGCATACCGCAACGGCGGCCAGGACCGGTTCCCCGTCTGATCACCGCACCAACCCAACAGCCCCCGGGGGAGTCCGGGGGCTTTGGCTTGTAGGGGGAGGTGGCGACCTCACGGTCATGAGAGCGCTCTCACGCGGCAGGTTGGTACTTGACGGAGGGTCCCTTGTGGGGTAAAATGGGGAGTCCGGTTCCGAGACGAGGAGGCCCGCAGTGCCAGTCGAAGTCAGCAGGGTGTTAATCGAGTTGCCCGTGGTTGTGGAACACGACCGCGACGGCGGTAACGTGATGTTCCGAGCGCGGTGCCCGTTGGGGTTCACCTACCGGGGGTCGGCTGACCGTGGGGTCACGAGCTGGTCCCTCCGCCTGTGGGTCAACCCCAACCCGATCCCGTTTGCGCTCAAGACGATGCACCAGGACGGCAAGCACGAACCTGACGACGCCGTAACCAGGAGGCTGGTTGCGACGTGGACGGGGATGCTGGTGTCGGCCGTCAAAGCCCAAGCGGGACACGAAGCGACCAAGATCGCCAACTCGCTCCGTCCTCACCCCCGTCACCCACGCCCGGTTGGTCCTTGACACCGACCGTGTTGCCGTGTTATACTGGGGATGTAGGGCCGGAAGGTAGGAGAACCGGATCCGGATCCGGGAGGCACCGAGCCTGCGGGCAGGCCACCACCACCCAGGTGGGCGACCTGATCCTCCGGCCCTGCCCCACCGAGGAGGCGCCTGACATGACCCTACAGAAGCGGCGGTGGTACCTCACCGGACCCCCGCTCACACCCGACCGACCCAAGCGGGCAACCAAGGACAAGCTCGTCCGGAAGGTCACACCGCCCCCACCCCGGAAAGGGAGGTGACCGCCGTGAGCGGGAATCGCGTCCCCGACGACCAGCGCAAGCGCGCCCGACCCAAGTCGGGGGAGGAATGGCACACCATCCTGTCCGGCGTCCATAAGCACCTGGTTATGCTGTCTACGAACGATGCATACACCGGGGGCCTGGACCCGATCATCACCAAGTGGCTGAAGGACCACAACATCCGGTCCAGCTCGTCCGCGATCGAAACCCGACTCTCGGCAGGTGGGTGGCTGACCTACGACGACAAGAAAGGCGGGACCAGCAACTGGGTGGTCCGTCCGGCTACCATCTCCCTCCAGGACGCGATCGCAGCCAACGCGCTCGTCCTCGAAGAGGCCAAACGACGCAACCACCAGAGGGGACTGGACTCCCGTCGTGAGAGCGCTCCCACAGCCCCGGTTCCGCCACCTCCCCCCGCCCCTGCGCCTGACGACCACGCGGCCTGTCACGCGCTAATCACCGACCTGGAACGCCGGTTGGCCGACCATGAATGCCCCACCCCCGAGTCGATGGTAAGCTGCGACGACCATGATACGACAATCGCCGACCTGGAGCATCAGCTTGCCGACGCAAAGGCGCTGATCAAGACGCTGATGGGCGACCCCAAGTCGGCTGAGCTGATCCGGACGGCGATCCGCATGGCCGACCTGATCCGATAGGAGGACCCCAGTGACCTCCCTGGAGACGCTGGCGGAGCAGATGAAGCAGAACCGCCGAATCGCCGAGCTACACCGCAACCAAGACCACCTGGCAGCGACCCTGGGGTTGCTGATCAAGAGCATCGAGGAGCGTATGCGGGTGGGTCTGCTACCCGCCCCCCTGCAGACCGACCTCAAGGTCGCCAAAGCCATCCTGTCCGACCTGGGGTACGGCAAGCCGCTCTGCGAACGGTGCGCGGAGGTGATCGGCCGACCAAACCAACCCGCCCGATGGCGTGTCCTCGCTCCCGGCGGAGAGCCCCTCCTCCTATGCGACGCATGCCGAACCTACCTCATGGTGGGGAACGAACGGGCGATGACGGAGGCGCAGCCGCTTCCGACTTGACACCGCAGCGTCGGTGTGGTATACTGGAGTCAGATGGCATCCTATCCGCTCTCACAGGAGGAGCACCCGCCATGAGCAACCAGACCGCGACCGTCGACGCCAACCACCCGGACGGCGCCGACCCCAACGGCGACGGCGCCGACCCCAGCAAGCCGATGGCGACCACGGACACCGCCCCCACCGTCAAGACCCGCAAGCGCACCAAGTACGAGGACGCGGGCGTGGGTGAGCTGAGGATGGCCGACGGCCGTCCCTACCTCAACGAGACCAACGGCCGGTTCCACGTCGGTCGCGACGCCACGCTCAAGCGGGACCTCGTCGCCCGCCAGCTCGACTTCGAGGCCAAGCAGGCGGAGCTGCCCGAGGGCGAGCGGACCGACCCGACCTCCACCCCCGAGTACCAGATGCTCGCCAAGCTGGAGTGGCTGTCCTCGCTGGAGGCCAGCCAGGCCGCCCGTGCCAACCGCGCCAACCGGAAGGCCGCCAAGGCCGCCGAGCGCGAGCAGGCCAAAGCCGCCAAGGACGCGGCCAAGGCCAACGAACCCACCGTCGACCGCATCGAGCAGGGCAAGGCCAACAAGCAGGCCGCGCACGCCACCGTGGACAAGGTCGTCGTCGTCGGCGGCAGCGCCAAGCGGCCCGAGTTCGGTCGGGTGCTGAGGGTCCGCCGGTCGGTCGAGGACGACATCACGTCCCCGTGGATCGCGGTTGTCGGTGTCCCCACCGACCAGCGCAACCCCGAGGGCGACTTCACCGAGGTCGAGAAGCCCGTGACCGAGCTGCAGTTCGCCTGACGTCGCCGACCAACCGGACCCCCCGCGACCCTGGCCGTCGGACTCCCGTCCCCGATGGCCAGGGTCGCGTCATATGAGGAGGCGCTCCCCCGATGATCGAATATCAGTCAGGCGACTTAGCCAGGCTGCTAGCTGACGCCCCACCCCACGACCCCGGCACCAACCTGATCAGCACGGTGATGCCACAGGACCAGGCTAACGAGATGGAGGACGACGTACACGCGCTGTTCATCGTGGGTTGCATGTCGCACCAGGCGGCGCCACCCCCCGACTGGGCCGAGCGCGTCGTCTGTTCAGTCACCCAGGCAGCCTACCTGCTGGGCAGGCGGCACGGAGCCGAGGACGCATTTCGGGCGGCAGACCAGCTCGCCAACCTGGACCCCCGGCAGTTCGAGGGAGGTAGCGGCCTTGGGCAGTGACCTCGAACCGCACGTCGTGTCATGGTCCGAGCTGGACGACGGACGCCAATGCCCGCACAAATGGGACCTCGCGTGGCAGGACAGGTGGCGCCAGCCAGACGACGCGGACTCGCCACCTCCCCTCGCCATGGGCACCCTCGGCCACAAGGTGCTGGAGGCGCACTATCGGGCGCTGATGGACGGAGCCACCCTCAGTCACGCAAGAGACGCTGGACTGGCGCAGCTCGCCACCTCCCCCCGGAGCCCCTACGCAGACGCGATCGAATGGGTGTACGGCCGGTTTATCGAGCTGTACGGCGCGGACCGGCAGTGGCGGATCATCGGCGTCGAGGAGCGGATCGAAATCCCGCTGGATGCGCGGTTCCGTCTGAAGACCCGAATCGACCTGCTGGTCGAGGATCGGAGCCGCCAGAACGCGCTGGTCCTCGTGGACTGGAAGTTCAGCAGCCGCCTGCTAGGCGACCGTGAACTGGCGTTCGATGATCAGTTCGGGTTGTATCAGGCTGCGATGCGGGACTCAGGGCGGCCGGTCCTATACTGCCTGTACGGGCAGAACCGCGTCCCCCCGAGGGGGAGGTTGCCTTTGGATCCGGAGCAGCCGCTGGATACGTGGTTCAGCCGGGTGCCCCTATACCGCACCGACGTCGAGATGGACCGGATTATCGATGAGGCGCTGGATGAGTACCACACGCTGTACGACGGGAAAGTGACTGGCAGCCTGCCTCGCCGTCCGGACACCGACCGATGCAAGTGGCGGTGCAGGTTCACCGTCCCGTGCCTGCACGGGCGGAAGCACGGACCACAACGCGAGGTCGAGCTGCTGGAGGCGCACGGCTTCGTCCAGGACCACACAAGGCACTGACCGGCGTGCAGCCCCCGTTCGGGATTGACAATCGCCCAGTCCGCGTGGTACGATAGGTCATCGCCGACCCCCGCCTAGGAGGCGCAAATGGATCAGCCCGTCTGCGGTCAGACACCCAAGCGCGAGCTGATGATCGTCGTCCAGCTCACCGTCGCCGACTACCGCGACGAACCACCCACCGAACGCGACATCCGCAACTACATCGACACCAGCCTGACCGAGTGCGAGTACCACGAGAGCGACTGGCACGTGCACGGCGCCAGAGTCACAGGGTGGGGACCTCAGGGCAGCACCCGCACCGTGACCGACATCAGCACCGAGGCCGTCTGACGCCGGTTCCCGATTGACAGCCGACCCCCGCCCGTGGTACAATGAGGGTGGCTCGCGCTGGCCTCATAAGCCAGAGGGCGAGTTAGGGGACGGCAATCTCCCGGCAGGCCCCCGTCCGTGTCTTGCCGGACCGGACGGGGGTGCTGTTGTTCCAGAACCCCACGAGGAGGCGCAGTTGGCACGCACGAGGAAGCCACTGAAGGAAGCCCGAGAGCCATGCCGGGTCACCTACTACGGCCCGAACGGCAGCGGGAAGACAACCGCCGCAGCTCACATGGCCCACCTAGGGGAGGTGGCGGTGGTCGCGGCGGAGCCGGGATTCCGCAGCCAGCGACTGGCGACCCTCGGGATCCCCGTCGACAACCTCCAGCTCGCGCTGGCGACCTACGACCCCACCGTCCCCGACGTCACCGCCAACAACCTCGACACGCTGTTCATGGACATGAGGCAGGAATATCAGGAGAGCCGGACGACCGCCCCCGTGGGCCTCCTGCTCGACACCGTAACCGAGGTTCAGGCGCTGACGACCGACGAGGTTCGGATCGAGGAGCTAGCCCGAGCCAAGCGACAGAACAGCAGCTACGACGAGAGCGACTGGTTTGTCGACGTCGGATGGCACGGGATCGTCGTCACCCGGGTGAACCGGCTGTTGAGGCAGTTCCGGGACCTGCCGTGCCACTGGGCGCTCGTCTGCCAAGAGGAACACCGCGAGCCGTTCCGTGGCAAGGGCAGCAGGAGCGTCGGACCGGCAGTCAGCCCCGGAGTCCAACAGGCCGTCATGGGGTACTCGGACTTCGTGATCGAGCTGGAGACGCTGGACAACCCCGACGACTCCAAGAACCCATGGAGGATCGGTTGGACGGTCCCCCACGGCAGCCCCACCCACAAGGCCAAGGACCGAGACGGGGTGTTGCCCGCGCGGATGGCGTTCCCCACCTTCACCCGGGTGATGTCGTACTACACTGGGGAGCTGACCGCCGCAACCGACGACCTCCAGAGGGAGCTGGATGACCTGATCGCATCGGGCGACCTGGCCCCAGCCGACACCCGACCCCGCAGGGTGAGGGCCAGCGAACTCGCCGCAGCCAAGACGCGATGAGCTGCCCGCCTGTTCCGACTTGACACCGCCGGACCGGGATGGTATGATGGTGCTGGCCCTGGATCGTGGTCGCCCCCCACGTCGCCGTCAAAGACCAGGATAAGACGGCGACAGTGCGCGGGGTGAGACGCACCCTGTCAATGCCCTAGGAGGGGAAGCACGATGGCCAAGCTGGACAGTGCGACGCAGGAGCAGGTCGAGGAGGCCGCTGCCTGGGGTGACGAGCCGATCGGCAGGCTCCTGCCGGAAGGATGGTACGTCGCCAGCCTCATGGAGGTCAACGACCTCGGAGGCGAGACCGGACGGTGGGACTGGGTCTTCACCGCGCTCCGCGACTACGACATGAAGACGGGCGAGATCGGCTCGCCACGCGCCGGACGCGCCTGGTGGACCACCACCACCACCCCCGAGTCGATCGGCAAGCTCAAGTCGACGTTCGCCGCGTTCGACGCGACGGTCAACACCGACACCGACGAGCTGCTGGACGAGGAGATCCTGATCTACCTCGACCAGCACATCAGCAACAAGGGGAAGAAGAAGGGCGAGATGGTGAACGGCACGAGCGCGATCAAGGCGCTCCCCAACGCCACCGCCAGGACCGCCGGACCGCGCATCTAGGTCGGCACCAGGACCCTGCCCCCCCAGCCTCCCTGCGGTTGGGGGGGCAGGTCCGTTTGAGGAGGCGCATCGTGGGCGAGCTTGGAAGACGAATGACCATGGCGGCGCGCGTGGTCAATCAAGGACCGACGATCGCGGGACGAGACGAGTGGCCCAGGTCCCGCTGGTGGTGGTGGAGGTGGGGATACACAGCAAAGGCGCTGTGGTGCTGCCTAACCGATCGATACCACGACACCATGTCGATCGACAGGCAGTACGGACGGCACGAGCACGTCCTCGTCGCCATGTTCGACTACCACGAGAGCCACACGATCGACGGCGTTATGCGGTCGTGGGCCGAGGTGCAGGTCGCGGTAGGGCGACGCAACTGGCATCTCCACGTCGATACGAGCGGAGACTGACCGTGGCGAACATCACCGAAGCGACGATGGTCGACAACGACCTGACCTTCGATTCGAACGGGCAGGTCAAGACAGAGACAGGGCAGGATGCGATCTGGTGCGGTTGTGGTCGGGTGTGGACTGCCGCTCGTGAGGCGCACTGTGCGGGGTGCCATCTGCACTTCAGCTCGGACAGCGCGTTCGATGCCCACCGCAACCCGGCGCCTCGGCTGGGGCCATACGACGAGGCTGTATTGTGTAAGTCAGAGACCGAGCTGCGGGAGTCTGGTCGGCTAGTCGAGAAGGCCAGCCGGTTTGGCCGGCTGTGGGCGCGGCCTGGCTCGTGGGGCGGCCCAGAGCTGCGCCCGTAGCGGCCCCCGCGCGCCTACGGGGCGGGCCTCCGAGGCCCGCAGATAACCGCCGCCGTAGCGCGCGGCGCCGGGCGCCGGGGGCTCCGCCGCCGGGAACCCCCCGCCCCCCCGGCTGTGGATTGACACAGCACCCTCGAGCATGGTAAACTGGGGATATCGAGATGGACGAGGAGGCGCCATGGTGGACTGGGCATCAGCCCGCGACAGGGCAGCCGACATCCGCGACCAGGCCAGACTGGACGGCAAGCTAGCCAAACACCCCACCACGCTCGGGCTGGATAACCTGAAGGTGGTCCTGCTCCCCGACGAGACGGGCGAGATCACCGACCAATACCCCCCGGAGGACCGTGCGTGACCGACAAAGCGGCCAACATAGCCCAGGGTCGGTATTGGTATCGGACCAGGAAGGCCCGCCGATACTGGACTCAGCGATGGGTCCCCGACCCCAACCACCCGTACGGCGGATACTGGGACAAGCGATATCGAGGCCCCAACCCCAACCCCCCGGAAGCGAGGTGATCGATGCACCGAGACGACGAGCGCCCCTCCCCCATCTCACGGCACATGCGGTACGGCAGGGGGAGGGGCATCGTCGTATCGGCGCTGACGATCATCCCCCCGGTTAACGGCGGCGCGCTCCATGAGCAAGCACTGGCCTTAGGTCGGCCTAACCCCCCCGATGCTGGTTGCCACTTGACACGAGGGCATCCAGCATGATACAATAACGGGGTGGTCGGGGGACGGTCCCCCGACCCGAGGAGGAGGCGCCGTGATCAAATCACTCGCCGTCGCAGCCGCCCTGGTTGCGACTCTCGGCACCGTCGCCGATTCATGCTCTCTGGATGGGGGGGGCGACCGCAGCACCGAACGGAAGTCGCCCCCCGTCTGCCCACCGGACTTCGACCTCCGGCGGATCAGCAACCGGGAGTTCGTCTGCACCGTCGACGGCACACCCAACATCCCCGTCTCGGCGCGGTGCCCGCGCGGATGGACCATCCGGTCCGTCTCGGAGCAGCGGATCCGACCCCCCGATCGGCGGGCATTCACCACCGCCGTGAGGTGGCGCTGCCTGGATCTCTAGGGGCGTCTAGCTCGATCGGCCACCCGACTCTACGGGGGAGGGTGGCCGCCCACTATCCCGCGATCACTTAAGCCCCGTTAAGTCCGGGGTGTCCCCGCTGTCCGACGCTGCGCGGCCTGTTGGCCCTTGACGGCCAGGTCGCCCCATGGTAGACTGGGGCTTTGGCGCCGGTCCTCTCCCGGCTTGCCGCATCCACCCCCCGGATATAGCAAAGGGGACCGGGGGGCTTCTGGAACCCCGGTCCCCTCTGCCAGATGCGAGGAGGCGCTCGCAATGGACCCGGACAGGCGATCCATATACGCAGTGTATCACGGGCGTTATCGGCCCGTCAAGCTCGAAGATGCACGGAGCCCAGAGTGACCGTGGCCAGCGACCGACTCGCGGTCGCACGCCAGCAACTCCAGCTCGGCATCGGCACCCTCCCAGCCAAGTACCAAGGCAAGCGCGTCATAGTCGACTGGACCGAGTACCAGGACCGGCTGCCCACAGACACCGAACTGACAGGCTGGTTCGGCAACGGCGAGGTCCGGAATCTGTGGGTCCTGTGTGGCCGGATCAGCAGGCTACTCATCCTCGACCTCGACAACCAGACCGCCCTGGGGTGGTGGCGGACCCACCTCAGCACCTACGACCTCGACCTGGACACACTACCCTACGTCCAAACCAGCCGAGGACGGCATTACTGGTTCCGCACCCCCGCCGGGGTCGAGGTGCCGCACTGGACCAACAAACGCGACGACGAGCGGCATTTCGAAGTCAGAGGCGACGGCCTAGGTACCATCTGCCCCCCCTCCACACATGCCACCGGCTACGAATACGAATGGATCGGCGGCGGACCGACCGACGCCCCCGAAATCGACCTCGACCAGCTCGGTGCGTTCGCCAAGCCGACCCCAGACGCGGATCTCGCCACCTCCCCCCGCACCACCACCGACGACCCCCAACCGCCGCACAGGATGATCGAGCGTCAAGCGGCTAAGGTCGCGTCAGCGACCGAACCAGGCCGGAACCACGCACTCAACGACGCCGCACTGCACCTCGGCCACTACACCCCCCACCTGCTGTCCGAAGGTGACGTAACAACCGCGCTGGTCGGGGCAGCCAAGGTCAACGGCCTGTGGGATGACGACGGGGAACGTGCCGTATTAGCCACCATCCGATCGGGACTTAGGGCGGGGATGCGAGAACCACGCCAGAAGCCCAACCCCAACGAGCACCTCACCGACCTCGGCAACGGACGTCGGCTGGTCAACCAACACGGTCGGGATTTGCGGTTTGTGCCGCCGTGGCGAGACTGGCTTGTGTGGTCCAACCGAGGATGGACTCGGGACGCTACGCTCGAAGTCCACCGCCGCGCCAAAGCCACCGCCCTCGCCATCTACGCCGAGACAGCCGAACCGGGCCTCGACGCCGACCAACGCAAAGCCATCTTCAACTGGGCTAAGCAGAGCGAATCCGAGTTCAGGGTCAAAGCCATGCTCGCCATGGCCCAATCCGAACCTGGCATAGCCATCCAGATCGAGCAGCTCGACCAAGACCCGTGGCTGTTCAGCACCCAACTCGGCGTGATCGAGCGTGACGGCACACTCCGACCCCACAACCGCGACGACCTGATCACCAAGCTGAGCCCCGTGGTGTACGATCCCGACGCCAGATGCCCCCGGTGGCTGGCGTTCCTCGACCACGCCATGGACGGCGACCAGGAGATGGTGTCGTTCCTCCAGCGCGCAGTCGGCTACTCTATGACCGGCATCACCAGCGAGAAATGCCTGTTCGTCATCCACGGGCCGACCGACACCGGGAAGACCGTCTTCGTAGAGACAGTCCGGGCACTGATGGGCGAATACGGCCACGCCATGAAAGACGACGCCCTGCTGATGTCCAAACGCGGGTACGGCGGTAACAACGACGACATCGCCGACCTCAGGGGAGTCCGGTTCGCGAGCCTAAGCGAGACACCCGACGGCGCCCGACTCAACTCCGCCCTAGTCAAGCAACTAACCGGCGGCGGGGTTATGCGCGCGATGCGCAAATACGAACATGCGTTCGAGTTCACACCGACCACGACGTTCTGGATCGATACCAACCACCGACCCCACGTCAGTGCCGACGACGACGCCATGTGGAACCGCGTCAGACTCATCCCATTCGGGGTTGTGGTGTCGAAGGACCAGATAGATCGCCACCTCCCCCAGCGGCTCCA